TGACGCAACCGATTCGCTGATCGACCTCTACACCGACCGCAAGCAAGGCTTCGGCACGGCAACAGAGACTCGCTACTACACGGCAACGGACTACCAGTATGTCCTGATTGACGACCTCGTAAGCATCACGACGCTGACGACAGACGACGATGCCAACGGCACCTACGAGACGACGTGGACCGCTGGCACCGACTACAACCTCGCGCCGGGCAACGCAGCTCTGGACGGCTGGCCGTACAACGAGATCGACGTCTCGGTGACGTGGCCGCGCAACTTCCCGCGCGACGTCTATCGCGGCGTCAAGGTGGTCGGCGTCTTCGGATGGCCGTCAGTCCCGAACGCTGTCAAGCAAGCCGCAATCATTCAGGCTGGCGCAGTCTGGTCAAGCCGCACCTCGCCGTTCGGCGTGATCGGAAGCCAAGACCTCGGCGGCATCCTGCGCCAAGCGCGTGCGCTGCATCCTGAAGCACAGGTGCTGCTCGAGGCGTACCGCAAGCGCGAAGGGCTGGCACGATAATGCCGAACCTGAATACCTACAACCTTGAGATCAACCAGGGCGCAACCCTGTCGCTCGTTGCGACGTGGCGCGACTCTGCAGGGACGGCAATCAACCTGACTGGATACACGGCGCGGATGAACGTCCGAGAGACGTATTCATCTTCAAGCGCAATCCTGACCCTGACCACGGAGAACGCGGGCATCACGCTCGGCGGTGCCGCTGGCACGATCACCCTGACCGCGAGCGCGACTGTCACGGCGGCGCTCACCGCGCCGTTCAGTGGCGTCTACGATCTTGAACTTGTGAGTGGCGGCGGCGTTGTCACTCGACTCCTGGAAGGAGTGGCAACAGTCTCGCCAGAGGTGACGCGATGAGCGTAAGCGTCTCCGTCACGAAGCAGACGGTCACCATTGACGACGGCAGAGATGTCGTCACCGTCAGCCCAGTCACGCAAAGCGTCTCCGTCTCAAGCGTTGGCGCGCAGGGCGCTACCGGCGCGACAGGTGCGACGGGACCAGCAGGGCCAGCGGGAACTGCGGGCGCTTCAGGCGTGGTCGCGGTCAATGCGCCGCTCACCAACAGCGGCACCAGCGGTAGCGCCAATCTCAGCGTAAGCGCAGCCAGCACTTCAGCCGCTGGCGTCGTGCAACTCTCCGACTCAACCTCGACCACGAGCAGCGTGCTTGCCGCTACGCCAACGGCGGTCAAGGCAGCCTACGACTTCGCTGACCTTGCGCTGACCGACGCTGCCTTTGAAGCGTTCAACTTTGGAACGGCAGGCACAATCGGGAATAAGCCTAAGTATGTATTGACGACGACTATTTCGTCGTCCTCGGGCCTTATTTACCACAACGAGTTCACTCCTCATAAAACGGTCACGGTTAGCAACCTTGCGTTTGTCGGAGCAAGTGCAGCGACAACACCAACTCTTATTCGGTTTGGCATCTACACGCGCAGCGGCACAACCTTCACGCTGGTTGCGCGCACCGCGTCTGACACAACAATCTTCAACGGAGTCAATGTCAAGTTCACTCGCGCACTTGATACGACAGGCGGATACCCCGCGACCTACACGATGAACGCTGGAACAACCTATTGGGTTTCAGTCATCGTCGTCGCCTCTGCCTCGCCTACGGTGTTGGCGGGTGTTGGCAGAAACCCAGCCTCTCAAGTTTGTGGGGCTGCCGCCTATAGCCAGTCATCGCAAAGCGACTTGGTTGCGTCCTCGACTGGAACAATCCTCACCAGTTCAGGCGGTATGTATGTGGAGGTGTCCTGATGCAAGTAATCATTGAGCCAGCGGTGCTTGACGAGGTGACTGGTATGCTCGTGGAGATTGTCCGCAACGCTGAGACAGGCGAGATTATCGGCAAGAACGAGCGATACCCTGAGCCAGAGCCGGAGGCAGAGTGAGCTTCAACGACCAGACCGTGATCGCGGGCCTCGCCACGCATCTCAAGAACCTCACGCCGCCAAGCGGCTACTCGCTCCGCAACGTCTACGCCTACCCGCCTGACAACCTCGCAGTCGTCCCAGCTGCGGTGATCATTCCAGGCGATGACAGCATCGGCTACGGAGCGAGCAACCGGCAGATCACGCTGACGCTGAACGTGGTGGTCTACATCACCCCGCAGGCTGACCTCGGGCGCAAGTACGCCGACTTGATGACGTGGCGCACGTGGCTGCGCGACAGCCTGATCGACGGCGTGACGCTGGACGGCACGGATGCGGTGGCTCAAGCGAGCGTGACCTCCACGAACATCGGCACCGACACTTGGGCAGATCAGGACTATCTTACGATCACTGCCACAATAGAGGTCGCTTCAGTCGAGGCGATCAGCACCTCAGCGTAGAATAGGAACACGCCGCGTCTGCGGCTGAAGACAAGGAGAACGACTAATGCCAGCCGCATCCGCAGGGAACGTACTGTTCAGCAAGTTGGTCGCCTTCAAGGAGGCGACGCCAGGCACTATCCCAACGCTGACCAGCGGCGGCCGCAAGCTGCTCGTGACGCCAACTGGCGTGATCAGCGATGGCGTGACCATTGAACTCGGCGCCGAGCGATCCGTTGCACTCCGCAACCCGCTCATCGGAAGCACCGGCACAATCGTCTCCATTGAGCCAACCCTTAGCGCAACCGTTCCTGCGGTGAGCGTCGGCGAACTTCCACTCTGGCTCTCAATGAGCGGATCAGCAACGCCTTCTGGAACGGCTGCACCGTATGGCTGGAACTACGACTACTCGATGACGGCGGCGAACAACCCAACGTCCTACTCGCTCGTCGCAACCGACGGACAGCAGCAGTACGTTGCGAACTACTGCCTCGCAGAGTCCATCACCATTGCGGCAGACCGCAACGGACTCACGAACCTCAGCGCAAGTATGTTCGCGCAGAACATTGCCAAGAACAGCGCGACGCTTGCCGAAGGCACGCCAACTTCGCCGTTTATGGCAGGACGCCTCTGGAACGCCTTCCAGCACGGCTCAACCTTCCCAGGCACGGCTGACGGCACGGCGTATGAATACCTGCTGGACTTCTCGCTAGAGTTCTCTTCAGGCATCGCGCGCCAGTCGTACCTTGCAGGCACGGTGGTCTTTAGCACGCACGCAGAGAGCAACCCATTCACCGGCACGCTGACGATGACGGTCTCCTCGACCGCCTCGGCAGTCAGCACGTGGTACGACGCCTACCGCGCAGCTACGCCGAAGGGCGTGCGCCTGACGTGGAGCAACGGCACCTACTCGGCTCACATCCTTGCGATGATCGTGCCGACCGAAGTGCAGCAAATGGCTGGCGCCGAGGATGGTCTGACCACGATGGCCGTGACTGGCACACTGGTCTACGACACGGCGACGGCGAAGAGCCTTCGCATCGTGGTGAACAGCGACTTGGCGGCGTTGCCGTAAGTTCAACCTAGTAGCAGAGGAGGAGGCTAGATGAGCCAGAGCAAGCCACAGTTCCGCACCGTTGAAGTGACCCTTGCCGCACCCTTTGAGGGATGGACGGCGACAATGAAGGCAGAGGGCGTTCCTGCTCGCGTCTTTATCGAGCTGCAGAGCGGCAGCGCAGAGCGCGCACTCACGGCGCTCAAGCGTCTCGTGGTCAAGCACAACTTCCTCACGGACGATGGCGTGCCGGCAGAAGATGTCCTTGACGCACCGATGGACGCGCTGAGCGACGCCATCACGAAGTGGAGCGACGCGGTAGCAGCACTCCCCCCTCGATAAGGCTCGACGCCCAGCGGCTGGCGGCGGGTCGGACTCTCTCGCCGCATCCACTCATCGCGGCGCACCTGATCGGCGAGAAGTTCCACATCCCACCGCACGAGGTTCTGGAGTGGGAGGCAGAACACTTCGCTCGTACACTGGCTCTAATGTCCGACCTGCAGCCAAAGGAGCATCGTGGCCGCTAACTCGCTCGACCGTCTGACGATCTCCTTCAACGTAGACTCCAACTACAAAGCACTCCAGTTGGGCTTCCTTGAAGGCGCGAACCCTGGCGCCTACAAGCGCCTTCTGAGCATCGCCACGCTGAACGCTGCGCGCACGATGGTCAAGCCGATGCGAGCGGAGGCTCCAGTCGGCAAGACCACGAAGACGCCAGGCAGACTCCGCAAGTCCGTGACGGCACGCCGCGCACGCTTCAACACGCCTGCGGCAGTGGTCGGTCCGAGGGCTGGACGCAGCCGCGACGGTGGTTCTGGTGGAGCGTGGTATCGCTGGTTCGTCACCTCGGGAATCAGCGGCGTGCGCCAGACCAAGAACGGACCGAAGGCAGTGAAGGCAGTTCCAGCCAATCCATTCGTCACGCGCGTCTCCAAGAACGAGGCGAGCCAGAAGACGGCGATGGAAGCGATGGCAAAGACGATAGAATCATTCTTCAACAACGGCGCGTTCCGCGCGACCATCTTGAAGTTCAAGAGAAGGTAGGCAATGGCATTCGGGTCTGACCGTTCAGCGAACTTCGTCATCGCGGCAAAGGACGCCGCCACCAAGCCGCTCGGCAATGTCGGCAAGGCAATGGGCCGACTCCGAGGGATGGCTGGCACGGCATTCAAGGCAATCGGCGCAGCGGCGCTCGCAGCCGGTGCAGCACTCGTAGCCTTCGCAGCCAACGCGGTGATGGCCGCAGCGGAGGATGAGAAGCAGACCATCCGACTCACCGCAGCACTCAAGGCTCGCGGCTATGAGATGGACCAACTATCGCCAAAGATTGAAGAGCAGATCAAGTCAATGGCTCGCCTCGGATTCACCGATGACCAGGTGCGCGCTGGGCTAGAAGTCGGAAGCCGATTCTTCAAGAATCAAGAGAACCTCCTGCGCGCCAACGCGGTCGCCGCCAACATTGCGGCAGCAACTGGCAAGGACCTCAGCACGGTGATGCTTGCCATCGGGCGAGGAGCAGCGGGTAGCACGCGCGGCTTGATGACGCTCGGCATCGAGGTGGAGAAGGGCGCGAAGCTCAAGGACATCCTGCGAGCCGCCGATGAGAAGTATCTCGGGGTTGCCGAGGAGGTTGCCAACAGCACCAGCGGGAAGTTTGCCGCTGCTCAGATTCGCTTCAACGAAGCCATTGAGACATTCGGTTCTAAGTTGCTACCAGTCGTGAATGAGGCGCTTGCCTTCCTGACGGAGACTGCGCTTCCTGCGTTCGAGTCTTTGATGGAAGACCTGGGACCTATCTTCACCGATCTCGTGGACAACTATGTGCGACCTCTGGTTGATTCCGTTGGCGAACTCTTTGCCATCTTTGACAATGGTGAAGGCTCAATCAACCTTCTAACGATTGCACTAGCGCCCCTAAAGTTGGCACTTGAGGCAATCAAGTTCGTCATTGACGCCATCGTCGCAGGCTTGAAGATTATCGGAATCGGCGGTGGACTCAAGACCCAGAAACTTGACGCAGCGGCTGAAGCAGCAGGCTACGGCGGCGGCTCATTCATCAACCCAATGAACCGAGGAGGCGGCGCAAACAACTCAATCACCA